GAGGTGAACCGCCATATCCGGAGCCTCCCGATCAGCCGGGGGCGTATCCTGCCGGCCATGGCCGTGGAGGAGCTGCCGGAGCTGTTCAAGGCCGTTTGCTCCTACTGCGACAACATGGCGCGAAAGCGAGGTAAGGAACAGGCCATCGCCGAAAGGAACTGACACCATGGCGACGATACCCATCGCCCAACGCCTCGCGGATATCGAGAGGCAAGGGCAAGCCCTAGGCCGGAGGATCGAGCGGATGGAGTCGGACCGGGACTTCCTCGTGGATTCCATCCTGAACCGCCCATGGGCGCAGGTGGAGGCGCAACGCCGCCTCGTAAGGGAATGGGAGGAGGAGATCGACCGGATGAGGCTCGATCTCCAGTTCCTCCGCGACGAGTGGAAACGATTGAGCGACATCCATAATAAACGTGATAAATCACTTAAAAATCAAACAGTATGAACATCGAGAATTTAACAAGAGAGCAAAAAGCGGAGTTGAAACGCCAGTTGGAAGCGGAAGAGAAAGCCGAGAAAGCACGCGTGCAACGGGAACGGGAGAACTACAAGCAACTCGTGGACGGCTGGGTGGAGGACAAGGTAAAGCAATTGCAAAACGTCTCGTCGATCATGATGGACGCCAAGGCGGACATCTTCGCCACCGCCCAGACGATCATCAGCATGAAGGGTGACCTGTTCAAGGTGAAGATCGACCGCAAAAGCGATACCCTATCCACCTCCGATGGAACCAAGACGATCCGCATCGGCAATCGTATCAACGAGGGATGGGATGACACGGTGAACGTGGGCGTGGACAAGGTGAAAGCCTATCTCCGTACCTTGGCCAAGGATGACAACAGCGCCAACCTCGTGGATACCGTGATGGGGCTCCTCGCCAAGGATCGCAAGGGCAACCTGAAAGCCCAGAAGGTACTGGAGCTTGAGCGACTGGCCGTAAAGAGCGGTAACGAGGATTTCATGGATGGCATTCGCATCATCAAGGACGCTTACCGCCCGGTACCTACCTGCCAGTTCGTGGAAGCCATCGTTCGCGACGAGAACGGCAAGGAGCACTCCATACCGTTATCCATGAGCGCCATCGAATGACACGGGTCAAGGTAAAGTCCGTCACCCTCACCCCCGGTTACTGGATATACATCTGTCCATGCGGCTTCCCTTACAGGGTATCGAGGGTGACACGGACTTCCGCCCACCACGCCACTTATTGTTTTCATTGCAAGCAACAAAACGGTAAATACTATCGAGTCATGAACGAGAGATTGGAATTCACGCAGAACTGGAACGGGAAATTGAATTGTGACAGCTTCACCACGATGCGCTTGCACAACCCCATTAAATATTGTGTCGGGGCGGTCAAGCAGGTCTATCTGAAAGGAATCTGGAAAGGTAACGCACGGATCATCGATGTCAAGCGTATCCATCTGTCCGATATCAACCAATTCACGGCCAAACTGGATACCGGGCTACCCCCGGAGGATTGTCACCGGCTGATCCGTACCATGTACAAGAACCGCCCCGGGATAAACTGGGATACTCAACTGATAGACCTATGTCTGTTGGAATATCAGAAAGAATCAAAAGAACCTACATTATTTAAATAACGAACAAGTATGCACAACTATTTTGAATGTAAAGTCTCCTACGAGAAGATGTTGGAGAACGGTATGCAAAAGAAAGTAACGGAACCTTATTTGGTGGACGCCCTCTCCTTCACGGAGGCGGAGGCGCGGATCATCGAGGAGATCCGTCCGTTCATCACGGGCGAGTTCACGGTGACGGATGTCAAGCGGGCCCGCCTGTCTGAGCTGTTCTTCAACGAGAACGGCGACCGTTACTACAAGGTCAAGGTCTACTTCATCACGCAGGATGAGAAGACCGGGGCCGAGAAGAAGATATCGGCGCAAATGCTGGCACAGGCATCCGACCTAAAGGAGGCCATCGCCGTGCTGGAGGAAGGGATGAAAGGCACCTTGGCCGATTATGTGATAGCCTCCGTCTCCGAGACCCCGATCATGGACGTTTTCCCATACGAAGCCCCCGAGGAGGAAAAGGAGGATGGACAATGAGCAAGCAACAACATATGATCGATATAACTCCCCCGGATTATCAAGCGATACGGGAGGAGATGACTTTCCGGAACTTCATCTGCCCCGTCTGTAACGGCAAGGGCTCTTTCTCCGAGCAGACAGGCCGGGACGAGTGGGAAACCACGGTTTGCGATTATTGCGACGGCACCGGCAAGATCAAGGCGGTGGTCAAGATTGATTGGAGACCGGATTATGATTAAAATTCGATGTATGACCCATGGATCTCTCTTCTCCGGGATAGGAGGCTTCGAGCTGGCCGCCCAATGGGTAGGCATCCCTACCTTATGGAACTGCGAGATCGCCCCCTATCCCCGGAAAATCCTAGCGAAAACATTCCCTGAAACGAGACGATATGAAGACATCAGACAACTCTCAAATCCCGAACACGTGGACATCATTAGTGGAGGATTTCCGTGCCAAGACATCAGCCTTGCGGGAAACGGCGTGGGTATCGCCGGTAGCCGTTCCGGTTTATGGAAGGAGATGCGTAGAATTATACGGGAGGTTAGACCCCGGTACGTCATCATTGAGAACAGCCCAGCTCTCCTTCTACGAGGATTCGAGCGAGTCTTATGCGATCTTTCCGAAATCGGGTATGACGCGGAATGGCAATGTCTATCGAACGCCGACTTTGGTTTCGACCATCGCCGGGAGAGGGTGTACGTTATTGCCTACTCCGACGAAGTCAAACGACAAGCGGGGCGGATTCAAGAATGGAGCCCTACTCAAGGCATATTTGTCCCGCCATCAATCCAACACTGTGGATTTGCTCTCGCTCAAAGGGTTCTCGAAATGCCAGATCGTGAGCGTATTGGAATCAATGATGGGATTCAAGGCTGGACACACCGCGTTGGATGCCTCGGTAACGCCGTGAACCCGGTAGTGGCGAAATATTTATTCGAATGTGTAGTGCTATTTGATAACAAGATAAGAACATGAAGAAAATATATTGTAAAGGATGTAAGAAAGAATTGAAAGGTGGTTTTTACAACACCCCTCAAGGAACTTTTTGTAGCGAATGCTGGGAGTCCAAATCTCAAAAAACGAGAGACAAGGCTCTTGAGGAGACAATAAGGGGGCTTGCCTTTTTAGGCGCTTCTTTTTTGGATAACAATTAAAAACTAAAAACATGGAGACAAAAAGATGTAGCAAGTGCGGCAAGGAACTGCCAATCGATAGCTTTTACAAGGATAGAAGCTCAAAGGACGGACTTGGATTTTATTGCAAGACTTGTGTGAAATCCAATAAAACTTCTAGGAGGGTCGATACGGGGGGGGGATTGGCCCGGGTATTCACGAACCCGGATCTGGCCAAGTTCAAACCGAGGGAACTTATCGAGGAGCTGAAAGCCAGAGGGTATAAGGGAACGCTCACCTACGAGCAGGTAATAACATTTTGAGATAAAAAAGTGAACCTATGAAGAAACAGACTTGGAAAATGCACTTTAATAAAGGAGTGCCATGTAAATGGGACGGTGACAATTACGATGAGGAAAGAGATAATTATGTTTTTGAAGCCGACTTGTATATAGCCGGTTATTCAAGAGGATGTTCTTCTGCCGTAATGCTCCTTGTACCCTATGAGGATAGGGTCAAAGACTATCACTCTCAGAAAATAAGGTATCAGGTCTTCATGAGTGATATTGAAGATATTGTAAAAGAAATGGTAAAAGGCAGAATAAAAGGCTCTTTTACATGGGTGAAAAAAGGCGCAAATTATGGCCTTAATTTGGTTAAGGGAATAACAGAATAACATCATCGAATTATGACAGTAGGAGAATTAATCGCAGAATTGGAGAAGTACGATAAGGATTACGATGTAACCTTTGATATGGACACTTGCGACAACGAATCGGATGACATTGTCCGAGTTTCGGAAGTATATGAGGGTAGTATGTGGAATGTGGTTTTAAAATAATAAATCATGGATACGAAAAGTGAAAATATGGCATTGCTCAATATCGAGGATTATAATGAACTCAAGGCAAAAGCGGATGCAGTCGATGAGCAGATTAAAGAACAGGCCCGACAAATGGCTAAACCTCAAGTTGTCACCTTGAAAGTATGTTTCGATACCTACGGGATACAATATAAGCCTTATGCCTGCACAGATATCGAGATTGGCTATTATGATGATGAAGCGATAAGAGACATGCTTAGTAAAGCTAGTGCCATCATATCCCAATGGTGTGACAAGAATATGGAGAAGTATGGTAGACAACTTAAGGAATCCCGATCTACTAAAAGAGATTGTGAAGGGTTAAGAAAGCGTATAGCCAATCTTGAAAAGACCCTTTTAAAGCGTACCTTGGCTAATGTCGTTCTTTCTATTATATCTGTGGTGGCTGTGATAGAAGTTTTAATTTTGATTCGAATCCTATAAGATATGGATCAATTTCCAAATTTTTGAGGATGCCAGAAAAATGGCATCCTCAAAAGACTCAAAAGAGAATCATTACTCAAATATAAGGTTACAACCCAAAACTGTATGTGAGGATTGGATATCAAAGTCATACTGCTTTTTATATAATTTTATAAACAGATTAATATTGCCTTGTACTATGTCATTGTCATACTCACCGCTTTCATAAAGAGCTTTAGTTGGATAGGACGAATCCCCTGTACAATTATGAATTTTACCATTCATAGAAAAATTGATACTGTAAATAGCCATAATATTTTGTTGTTAAGTTAAAAAATAAATAAACAATAATTTAAATACAAATTTCGGATACATAGTTTTAGTCCAAAGTCGCTCGGTACAGGTGTAAATTGTAATCAGGTCAGACTCAAGTTACGAAGTACGAAAAAACGAAAAATGATTATAGTCCATAAATATGAACTAGTAATTTAATCATCAATAGAGTAAAAAAAATAATTCCACAGATTTGAAACTTTTTCTTCTATTTTGCTAATACTAGAAAGATTAAACACCAATCCTATTCCTAATCCAATGATTATTAACAAAGATATAAAGATAAATAATAAAAATTTTACTATCCAAAAAGGAATTGAAAATATGAAAACAATGAATTTTATCATGGTATATGAATTTATAAATATCTTGCAAAGATATGCAAACATTATACTATATGTACAGAATTGATCTTTTTTTAGGTGTAAATCACGAAAGAACTGATATTAAAACTTCCGGTCAGGTATTATGCTTGGCCGGGAGTTTATCGTTCAGGATTCCCCTACATGACCCACGATGACGGCTACCTGCCGTGGGGTCAGTATCTTTTGTCCGGGTTCGTATCCGGCCTCCTTTAGCTTGACAAGTAATTATTCCTTGCTCATCCATTTCTTTAGCTGGTTACTGGCCGCTTGTGGCGTGCTGTTCGGGAAATAGAGCGTGGCCAGTTCTTGGAGGCCATACGCGTGTGTCTTGAATTCACTCATGTACGAAAATTTGGTTCAAGTAAATGTAAGCATAAAAAATAAAGGGCGCAACCTTTTCCCGAAAAGCATGCGTGCTATTTCTGAAAAGGATACGCCCTCTCACCTGTTCACGGCCTAGATCTCGTCGGGGCTCTCGGAATCTCCCCCGGCGGCCGTCTCCCCTCCCTCCACCTGTCGCTCGAAGGTGGTGAGCGCCCTTGTCGTACGCAACTTGCCGCCCGGGGCGCAGACGATCCTCGGTGTCTTGATCTGCGCCGTACTGAACGCCTTCGCCGTGAGCGACCCCGTGGAGCCCACCGCCAACTTGAAGTTGCCGATCTCCCCGAACTGCACGATGCGACCCGCCCGCAGGTTCTTGTCCAGTATGTAGTTCATGCGGTCCATCACCGCCTTCACGTCCGCCGACGTGAGCGTGCAGCTCTCGGCGATCTCACCGCAAAGCTCGTCAAAGGATACGTAGCCGTTGTTTACCGCCTGGGCGTAGAACTTCCTCGGGTTCTCCGTGTTGTCCTTGCCTAGGTTCTTTCTCTCGATCAGTTTGAATTTCTGTGCCATGATGAATAATGTGTTAATTAAACGATATGCCAATATGCCAATAAAAGTGGCTGTCGGCATGGGCAAAGGTGGGGCAAGGACTGTATATGGATGTGGTATATACGTACATTGATGAATAATTATACAGGAAAAGGATGAAAGTGTGGGATATATGCGCTACTTTTGTATTGAAAAAGGTCGCGGTTATCATGGCAAAAGGAAGAAGCAAGAATCTGATCTCGCTCCGGGACGAGAAATTGATCCGTCGTTATTACTACTGGACAGAGATACGGCGCCGTCGTTTCGATGACGCGCTGACGATCCTGTCCCAAGAGGAATTCTTCATTTCCGAGGCCCGCATCATGGCCATTATCCGGAAGAATTGTGACAAGCTGGCGGATATAGAGGTAAGGCCGGTTCCCAAGGTCAAGATGCCACGTGTCACCGCCAGGCAACTCACCCTGTTCGCCGGCGAATGACCTCAAGCCGGCTCCTCGTCGATTATACACTCATAGGTACTCTCGTACACCTTAATGGCTCCCGGTAGCGAGAACCAGCGGGAGGAGGTACGCTCCAGCGGCGTGGCTCCCGCCGGATCCAGCAGTCGGACGATATCGTGGAGCCGCTTGAACCGGTCGATCCGCCCGGCTACCTTGTCGGCCGTACCGCTCGTGTAGTGGGTATCGTCGTAGCAATCGATACAGAGCCGGGTGACGATGGTGGCGGTGCCCCGCTGGTAGTCATCGCAAAGCGTCTCCCACCGGATCCCCTCGATGCCGATCAAGACACAGGGGAAGGTGACGGGATAGGTATCCTCCTCGGTTTGCAACTGCCCGTAGTCCTCGTCTACGAGCGTCAGGTCCGGCATGCCCTCGGCGATGGCGGTCTGGATGGTGTTGAATAGATGCTCCATTTTGGTAATTGAAAATTGAGAGTTGAAAATTGAAAATTAAATGTCCCCGATGATCTTTAGCAGTTCACCCTCCGTATAGTCCCGTACTTTTTGAGCGAGTTCAGTGCTTTGTCCCATGAACTTTCTCTGCGGGATATGTACGGTGGAGGTTTGCTTGGGGGTAAGGGCCAGACGTTTCCACATACGGTCATGATCGTTCATGGCGGCCTCTTTTTGCTTGCGGACCTCCGGGCTGTCCTCCCTCGTGATACCGGCGGACTCAAAGAAGCGACGCCAAGCGTACTTGCGCATCCGGGGGGTGATCCGGTGTTGCACGATTCCCCCGGTGTTGTGTATCGGGGCGTACTCCACGTTGTTCTCCACGGTCACACGTCCCATCCCCGCCTTGTAGGTGAAGCTGCCGTACAGGTTGTCACTGTCGCTCAGCAAGGGGGTGCGGTTGTAGTAGGCATCCTTGCCGCCTTGTTCCTGCCTCCGTGTACGTTTCCATCTCGTCAGCCCGTTGTCATTCCAGCCCGCGTTGCGGAAGTTCTTTTTGAAATGGGCGATGGCGATCTCGCCCACACGGGCGGGCCAACGTTTGTCGTGGAAGGCTACCAAGGCACTTTTTTTCTCCTCCAGACGTTTTATTAATTGATTCAAGTCGCTCATATTAAAATAATTTTGTATGTTCGCGAAACAGAAGAGAGGTGAAAGTACTGGGTTGGATTGCACATCCTTCACTAAAGGCTTTCCCCTTTCTGAAGGTGATAAAGATTCTGTGTCGGATTGCAGATCCTTCAACGAGGGCTTTATCACCTTCTCAATTTCTCCACGATGCTATAAAAATCAATCAGCTTATTATTGACATTCTCCCTTATTACGATATAAGACGGTTCGTTTGCTATCTCTATTTGGAAATAGTGGTAAATAAACGGCCTTCCTTTATCGTCTTCTCGTCTCAATACGTAACCTGCGTTTTTCAGCAACCGGACGATATCCCTCACGGCATCGTTCTTTTCAATAAGATATTTATGCGGCTGGTTCAACGCCTCCTTGATACCGGTCGACGTGAAGGATACCGGAGCTCCCAGACCGGGGGCGTAAGCCGTTTTCCCGACGAGGTTCTCTTTTGCCCATTCACGAATCTCGGTCCGTTGCCGCTTGATATCCTCCTTGAATGTCTTGGAATCAAGGGACAGCAATTGTTCCTCGATAAACTCCCGTACCGCTTCCCTCGCCCCCTTATATCCATTCCGGATGTATGGATGCGTATCGCTGAATAGTTTGGCGTCCTTGGCCGGGTTGTTGTCCAGCCCGGGGCTGGGACGGTCGGCGGGCGATCCGTCCGGGATCTCGCCCCTTGCCGTGGCGGGCTCGTCGGTGGCCTCAAGGTCGCATTTGCAATTCCAGCGGTCCCCGGGGCGGTGCTCGCCCCAGAACGGGTCATCGATGGGACGGATCACGTTCCAGAACAACCGGTGATCCTCGCCGGGATGGAGGCTGGCACTCTCTATCCATCTGAGGGTGGGGAGCACGTCGGCGTTG